GAAACATCTGTAACTGTTGTCGGTGTCAAAGAGACGCTGCGCGAGTTGCAGCGCATGGAACCTGAGCTTGCCAAAGAAATCAAAAAAGAGTTCAAGACCATCGTTGATCCGATTGTCAAGGATGCTCGAAGCAAGGTTGTGAATTTGCCGTTGTCGGGTATGTCGCGTAACTGGAAGGGTGGCAGGCTGATGCCTTGGGCGCAAAGCTCGGTCAGCAAATCCATCATTGCGCGCTTTAGTAATCGCAGGCGTGGAAACAGCCTGGCTGTTTTCAGTGTGACAATGAAAAGCCCGGCAGGAACCATTTTTGACATGGCAGGCCGCAAGGCACCTAATCGTTTGGCATCGGCGCTGTCATCGCTTTACGGTGCACCCTCGCGTTTGATGTGGCCTTCATACGAGCGCAATGCCGATCAGGTCAATGAGAACCTTGGTCGAGTGGTAGAGAAAATCAATGAGGCCACTACGAATAGACTGACTCGCTAATGGCTGTAACAATCCCAATCATTTCTGAGTTTGATGGCAAAGGCATTAGTAAGGCTGTTGCCGAGTTCAAGAACCTTGAGGGCGCTGGCGCTAAAGCCCAGTTCGCCCTCAAGAAGGCTGCCATCCCGGCAGCTGCGGCTATTGGTGGGCTGGCTGTGGTCATTGGTGACGCAACCAAGGCCGCTATTGAGGACGCAAAAGCACAAGCCCTGCTCGCTCAAGCCATTACGAATAACACGCTGGCTGGGGAAGCCAACATCAAGGTTGCTGAGGCGTTTATTGAGTCCACGATGATGTCGGCGGCTGTGGCTGACGATGAGCTACGTCCAGCCCTCGCCTCGCTCGTCCAGGTGACCGGGGAGATGACTTCGGCACAGGATGGCCTGACACTGGCCCTCGACGTTGCTGCAGCCACTGGCGTTGATTTGGGCACGGCTACGGATGCCATTGCTAAGGCGTACGGTGGCAACATGAAGGCGCTGGGCACGTTGCTGCCCTCGGTACGCGAACTCATCAAAGAAGGTGCGTCGCTGGACGAGGTGTTTGCTGCGGTGGCTGGTACGGTCGGCGGATCAGCAGCTGTGGCTGCGAACAGCGCTGAAGGTCAAATGAAACGGCTATCGCTCACCATTGGCGAAACGAAGGAATCTATTGGTGCAGCATTCCTGCCCATCCTCGAGCGCCTGCTCCCAGTACTGCAACGCTTTGCGCAATACGTACAAAACAACACTGACAAAGTGCTAGCGGTCATGGCTGTGGTCGGCTCCCTTGCCGGGGCAATTCTCGCATTGAACGCAGTAATGAAAGTCATCACCGTGACGCAGTTGGCGTTGAACCTTGCGATGGCTGCTAACCCAATCGGCCTGGTCGTAACTGCTGTGGCGCTGTTGGTGGCTGGCTTTGGTGTGCTGGTTGCTAAGACTGGCAGCGTCAAAAACGCATTTGCCACCATGGGCAACTTCATCATCGGCATTTTTGAGAGCATCGCCAACACCTACGTCAGCATGATCAACCTTGTCATCAAAGGCCTAAACCTGCTGCCGGGTGTCAACATTGGGGAACTCGGTGACATCAACCTGCCACGCTTCAACATCAGTAGCGGTGGCACTGCTAGCGGTGCTGTTGGTACGGCTGCTGGCCCTGATCGAGTAGAGCGCATGATTCAAGTGCCAAGCATCCCGGCCATTGCCCCGGTGACGTTGCCTGCACCATCCGGTGGCGGTGGCGGTGGCAGTCGTGGCGGCGGTGGCGGCGGTGAGATGATGGTGCAGCCATTTGACCCTTCGGTGTATGACCCCAAGAGCCGCTACTACGAAGTACCAGCCATGCTGGACGCGGCATACGCACCGAAACAGGCTGTGTACAACGTGACGGTCAACAGCACAATTGCGGATGAGCGCCTCGGTGACACCATCGTAAACGCATTGAAACAGTACAACCGTCGCAGCGGCCCACTTGACGTGCAGATTGCATAACCATGGCTGCCAGCGTTGTCCAATCAGGTAGTTACCTGCTCGAGCTTGACACAGGCTTTGACTACAACTCATTCAGGTTGGATGACGCAACCAAAGGCGTACTCAACAACACCACTTATGGCTTAGGGCCTCAAACTGGTTACGCAGACATCACCGAGTATGTGACCGAGGTTGCCTACAAGCGAGGCCGCCGAAACATTGACGATCAGTTCGGTGCCGGAACTATGAGCTTCCGCATGACGGACGAGACAGGCATCCTGGGGCCGTATGACACTGCCAGCCCCTATTACGACCCCAGCAACGACAAGCCCGGGCTTGCACCTATGCGTCGAGTCAGGTTGAGCCGATCATCGGAATACCTGTTTGTCGGCTACGTCACGGCCTACAACTACGAGTTCGCGCTCGCTGGCCCTAACACGGTGGCGGTGCAATGCTCGGACGATTTCTATTTGCTGGCTCAGACGCAGATGGCTGCGTTCAACCCGAGTGCGGAAACCTCGGGAGAACGCATTGAAACCGTTCTAGCGCTGCCAGAAGTCAATTACACAGGCACCACGGCTATAGACGTGGGCACGGTCAACATGGGCCATGACAACTCATACACGCTCAATGCCGGGCAAAACACGCTCGGCTACATCACGCAAATCAACCAGGCTGAACAGGGCCGCGTGTTTATGAGTCGGGCTGGCGTGTTCACGTTCCAGCCGCGTATCGGAGCCACACTGAGCGGCTCGGTTATTACGTTTGCCGATGACGGTACAAACACACCGTATGACAACGTTGAGATTGAGTTTGACGCTGATGGCGTGCTGAATCGTGCCTACGTGCAGGCGCTTGATGGCAAGAATGCGTTGGCTGAGGATTTGACGAGTCAGGCCACGTACTTTATTCAGTCGCAGTCGATCACGAACAGCCTGCTGCATGACCAAACCGAGATTGATGACTTGGCGGACTATCTGTTGGAGCCTGAGCCATCGCCACGCTTTACGGCTGTCAGCACCAGCTTTGCCTTGCTGGATAACGCTGAGCGCGCTTTGGCTGCCACTGTGGACATCGGAGACACCATCACCATTACGAAGGAAATCACCGGGCTGTCAACCATCACGTCAGAACTAAGCATTGAAGGCATTGAGGGCAACATCAATTTTGCGTCAGGGCATCGAATTACCTACTACACAGCCCCGACCACTGTTGTGTTCCAGCTCATTTTGGATGACCCGGTGTACGGTCAACTTGATGGCACAAACGTATTAGGATGAGGTAACCATGGGCGCTAACGCACAGACAACTGTTCCAACATTTACGGCTGCACAGGTTCTGACTGCCGATCAGATGAATCAGAGCGCTCGAACTGGTGTGCCAGTGTTCGCTGACACCACAGCGCGTGACGCTGGCTTTGGTGGCAGTGGCGAGAAAGTGCTTGCTGAAGGCCAATTGTGTTATTTGGAATCCACAAACGTAGTGCAGTATTACGACGGAGCTGCTTGGGCAACAGTTGGCCCTATGACTGTTACACCAAGAATTGCACAAGTTGTCAACACAATCAAAACTGATGCTTTTACAACCACAAGCGCAACGTACGTGGACATTACTGGTTATTCGGTAACCATTACTCCAACGAGTGTGTCGAGCAAAATTTTGGTTATTACTGGATTAGCAACGTCGCAAGACAGTAGTGGTCGTGCCTCATTTACGCTTTTGCGCGGTGCTACAGCTATTGCCGACTCAACTGGATTTGCTGGAAGCAATCAAACCAATGCGTCTTTTGGCGCGCCTGCCTATAATTCGCTGTATGTTGCAATTTCGTATTTGGACAGCCCAAACACGACATCAGCAACTACGTACAAAATTCAAGCTAAAACCACAGGCGGCATTTGCTACATCAACAGCCAAAACGGTGGAACAACACACGGCAACGTTTCAACCCTGACTGTAATGGAGTACCTACCATGACCGATTACGCAGCAGTTCTCAACGCCAAGTACCCGGGCACACAATGGTCACTAAATAACAATGATTACGAAACGCTTGAATGGTATTCAGATTCAGTTCAACCAACACAAGCCGAGCTTGATGCCGCATGGCCGCAAGTGGACTACGACAATCAGGTGGCTGCTGTTGAGTCAGCACGTCGAGTCGCATACGAACAAGAATCTGACGGTCTGTTTTTTGAGTGGCAACGCGGTGACAACACCGAAGCCGCTTGGCGTGCAGCTGTAGCAAAAGTAAAAGCCGCACATCCCTACCCACCATCACCAAAGGCATGACCTATGAAATGGGCACCGATGCTAGAAGATTGGTTGAAAGCTTTCGTCGCTGGAAGCGTCGCCGTGCTTATCACAAGCAACTACAACGTAGAAGGCGCGCTAAAAGCCGGAATAGCAGCAGTACTGCCAATGATTTACGCATGGGCAAACACTAAAGACACGCGGTACGGCCGCAAGTGAAATACGCGGTCAAGCCAGTAGTACTACCTGCTGACCTACGAGGCGTACAGCCCGGGCGATTGCCTGCCTACCTGCTCAAAACGATTCGACCTTATGGGCAATTGCATCCTTTGGCTGCTCAGGCGTGGGAGGCTATGCGTAGAGCTGCACACGCGGACGGTATTAGGCCGTTCAAGCCCACAAGCGTCGCAGACACGTACAGGAGCCTTGAGACGCAGGAACGCGGCTT